CCATCGTGACCATCGTCGTGTCGGCAATCGCAGGTGCGACCGGCATCTGGGGACTATCCGAAGCGGACATCGCCTACGCGGGTGCGGTTGCAGGCGTCGTCCTCATCCTGTCGCGAATGATCATCGCGTCGTTTACCAACAAGGGCATCTCGGCCAACCTCGGTTTTCTGACCAAGGTCGAGAACGGGATCTCAACCTACGTCGGGTTCATCCTGACCGTCATCACCTGGCTCACCGCCGCGATCGCCTCGGGTGCGGGTTATGCGCTGCCGGGGATCTCGAACGCCGAGCTCGCCAAGATCGGTGCGGCTATGGCCATCGCCACGGCAGTCGGCAAAGCAATCCAGGCAGCCATGCAGGGTCTCAACTTCTCATCCTCATCTGTGCCGGCAGCAAAGCCACCCGCATAATGCCCGGCTGGGTGTGGGGCGTTCTTGTCGTCGTGATCCTCGTCGTTCTGGGCATCATCACGATCCACTAAGCAGACGAAGGGCCCAGAGGTGACGAATCCTCCGGGCCCTTCTTTGCGTTCGGCACCGAACGCGACGCCGTGGTGGCTTGCGCCTCTTCCATCGGCTGACCCTGGGACGGACAGGGCTGGTGTGAGTCTACCCGACCAGGGCGCTTAAGATCTTCGCCATCTTCTTCGTGTCGGGCGCTGAGAGCGTCACCGCGTGCGAGTAGTACCCATCGAGGATCGACATGGTCTTCTTCTCGCCTTTGAAGATCAGCCGGATCGTTCGCTGCGTGTACGTCTCGTGCCCGTCGGCGACTTCAGCGGTCCCCGAGCACACGATCGTTGTGATGAACGCGTGCTTCTCGACCGACACGCCAGGCGGACCCTCGTTGATCCACCTAGGGTGATCGCTCTTGCCTACGCTTGGCCTAGCCATTCAGCGATTCCAGCGCGGCGCGCAAGGCGCCATCGATTGCACTGCCGGCTTCCATGGTGTTGTGGCTGGTCCAGACGTCCCACCGCCGAAAACCCGTCTGGACCTGCGGGTATCCGGTTGGGCACCGCTTACGCAGCGCCTCCAGCATCTCCGAGGTGGTCATCGGGACGTAGCCGGTGCCGTGGAATGTAGGGCAGCCTGGCGGATGTCCTAGCTCATCCCATAGAGCGAAATCGCTCCAATCGTTCGGACACGGCTTCTCCCAGGGATTCACTCCACCACCTTCCACGACCCGATCTGGGCGCGCTCGACCAATGGGTCTGGGTCATACATTCCATCCCCGGCCCACTCCGCAGCCTCCCGCTCGGATGCGAACACGGCGGTGACACCCTCATCACTGCACGTCACCCGCCACACGTACTCAGGCTCGCCCTGAAACGAGTCTTCCCGTCCCCCGCCACACTTGGAACACCAGAGCGATTGCACGCCAGCGTTGATTCCTGCTATGACATCTTCGCCTAGAATGTCGCATAGGACGTCTCCCACTTTGGCGACGTTGCCGATGCGCCAGACTTGTGGATCGTTGGCGAGATAGACGTCCACGTCGATTAGCGCGCTCCTATATCGGTCGCGCTCCGTGATTACAGATTTCATCGAATCGGTCTCGCCCTGCGGCTCGTCATTCGGGATGCAGAGCGGTTCGCGCTCCCGTATTGGTTGCGCAATTCCAGTGATGGTCGGAAGAGAACCGGGCTCAAGAACGGGGAGATCCGGCTCGCCCTGTGGCTCGTCTAGGTAGGCGCGGATGCGGTCCTTAAACTCCCTGAGAACGAGTGATTCGTCGGGAAGCCAAGGAATCGCAGCCCGCAGCAGCTCCTCGGCACGCGGGTCACGGGTCACTTCACCGCCTCCAGCGCTGCGCGCAGGGCGTCGTCGAATGTCTTACCGTCGTGGCTCGTACAGTCTCCGTAGGGTCCATTGTCTGTCCCAACCCAAAGCTCACCGTCACCACCGAAAGCGATCCCGATCGTCAACCAGTCCTGGCGTCCGGTCTCGCACAGCGCCTCCAGCATCTCCGAGGTGGTCATCGGGACGTAGCCGGTGCCGTGGCACTCGCATTCGACATCGCATCGCATACCCTCGCACCATCGGTACTTGCGAGATTCGATACAGTGTTCCGCAGGGCACGCCTTCTCCCAGGGCTGGTGCTTTGGCTCGTGCGAGTACGGCACGGGCTCGTGGTTCCATGGGTCGTCAGCCCGGCTGAACATCAGGAACTCCCGGCCGGGTCGGTTCAGGCCCTGTAGGTAGAGGACAAGTCGAATGCGGCGCCACGACCACCAGCTGACCGGATGCCAGAAGGTCTCAGGCATCGGCTGACTCTAGGTAGGCGCGGATGTCATGAGCGTTCACTGCCGCGCTGAGAATCGAGGGCTTGTCGTTCGCAACTCGATCAAGCGTTACCAGAGCATCCCGTAATAGCTTGTCGGCACGCTGCTCGCGTGAAGGTGTCGGGCTCGCAAACCCAGCGCCTGGGTCCATGCGGGCAATGCTTGAAAGCTCAGTCATCAGAACTCCTCTCCGTGGTGGACAACCTTGTCGAGCATGAGCACCAGCAGCACGAACGCCAAGACGATGAAGGCTGAGACCCAGAACCCGAGGTTCTCGGCGGCCCACACCAGCGTCAGCAGGCCGAGGATCTTGCAGAGCGTCCAGGACATCTTCACGGCTTCGCCTTTCCCGGCCGCACGAGTTCAAGGTTCGCGAGGTCGTTGTTTCTCGGGTCGCCATCCTTGTGGTGGACGTGGCTGTCGGCGAACGGCCCGGGGGTGCACTGGTACAGCATCACCAGGTAGTCAACACGGCCGACGCTGGTCCACCGTGGTGGTCCCTCCTTCCGCAGGAGACACCAGAAACTATGCGGCGCGCCATACGGCCGGGCACATCCTCGGCAGCACATCATGGTCATAAGACATCCTTCCGGTACCAGGAGTCGAAGTGCCGGCTGGCCTTCTCGTGGTAGAAGCGTGACAGCTTGGCCAGCTCGATCTCCGTGTCGGTTGGAGACGCGGTGATGCCGAGCGACCAAGAGATCGCGACAGAGTGCCCGAGATCCTGGTCAATCTCTCTGGCCTTCGTGTACGCAATCTTCTGTGCGTCGAAGAACGTCTTCTTGGCGGCCTTGCTAATCACGGTGGCGGCTCCTCTCTCAAGGGGGGGTGTAGGTACATGATAGCACACCACGACCACGGCGTGTCAAGACGATACGCCTCGGGCGGTATGCTCTCAGGCATGGATGAACTCGAAGAGGGCTTCGGCGAGGACGAAACCGCCGAGGACGATCGCAAGCGCATGCGCGGTCACATGATCAGCATCCCGCGCTTCGACCCGGAAGATCCGAACAACGAGATCTACGCGGTCTCGGAGTACGACGCCAAGAACGACCCGGAGCTCATCACCGAGGGCGACTGGAACGTCGACGGCTGGTTCTACGAGGCCATGTACCGCAAAGACGGATCGATCGCCCGCGACAAGGCCGGAAAGCCACGTTACCGGACGACCAGGTACCGATCGCGGGAAGAACTGACCAAGCGGCTGGTCGAGATCAACGCCAAGGGCCCCGGCACCTATGAGCTGCGCGAAGACGATGGGGATTGGTTCGGCAGCGACGTCAGCTTCGGCATGGCCAACCGCGAGCCGTCGGTCCTCGGTCAGTACATCCCGATGATCCCCGGCCCGCAAACCCGTCAGCTCTACTGGCGCGACTACTTCGCGATGAATGCAAAGGCATTCGAGGCAGCCAACCACAACCCCGTCGCCAGACGTGTGATCGACACGGGCGTCGACTTTGTGATCGGGCGCGGTGTCAGGTGGCGCTTCGACAATCAAGGCGATCAGGACACCTGGGAATACTTCTGGGACTCGAACGACATGGACAACCGCATGGAGGTCATCTGCGGCGACCAGTCGACCTACGGCGAGACCATGCTCTGGTATCAGGGGTCAGGAAAGAACACGACCGTCAGGTCAGTCGACCCGGCCACGATCTACGAGATCGTCACGGATAACGAAGACGTCGAGGACGTGCTGTTCTATCACCAGCAGTTTGCCGTGCGTATTCAGATGCTCGGCCAGCAGACGGGCCCGACGTACATCATCCGCCAGATTCCGGCCGACCAGATCGACCACTTCCGTATCAACGTGCGGACCGGCGAGGCTCGGGGCAGGTCGGATCTGTTCTCGGTCTTGGGCTGGCTCAAGATGCTGAAAGACCTGCTCACCTCCGAGGTCATCCGGGCCGACATGGCCTCGCGAATGGCCTGGCACGTTCAGGTCGAGGGTGACGACGAGGAAGCCACCGCGGTCGTGAACCAGATCTTCCCGAATGGCCGGCCACCCGACCCGGGTGCGGTCTTGGTCACCAACCAGGAGACGAACATCCAACTCCTCGGGCTCGGGGGGGGAGGTGGCAGGGAGACCGGCTCGCAACCGATGGGAGCAAGCTCAGCGGTCGGCATGGCCAACGACGCGCTGCTCACCATGATCTCGCTCGGCACAGGTATCCCGAAGAGCTACCTCGGGGTTGAGACCGGCCCGACACGCGCAGCGGTTCTGACCGACACCGAGCCGGGTGCGAAACGACTGGAACGTCGTCAGAAGCTCACCGAGCGCATCCTGACCAAGATGGTCAAGCGAGTTCTTGGCAAACAAGACCCGCAGGTTGAGTTCATCTTCCCCAGCCTTGTATCCGATGATCGGTCCGGCAAGCTCCACGACATCCAGCTCTCACAGGGCGAAGATTGGGTCTCGCACGAGACGGCTTCGACGATGGCGGCACGCGAGCTTGAGATCACCACCTACGACTACGCCGACGAGCAGAAGATCATTCAAGAAGAGCAGAAGCTCGCCGCGATGGTGCAGCAGGACATGCAGGCATACGTCGCCTCGATCACGCCCGAGCAGAACGTCCCGGCGCCCGGCAGTAACCCGACCGTCAGCGGCGGTGTCGATGCTCAGGGGAATGCGTACGACGCGCAAGGCAACCTGGTAACCCCAGGCGCGGCCCCAGGGCAGGGCGTGGCGGGATCGAACGGCCAACCCGTACAACCAGGTCAAACCGGGTCCCAAACACCGCAGAATGGCTCTCAGGCGTCCCGAGGTGGTTTGCCAGCCGATCAGAACCCGATGTCGAGCTCCAGCACGGTCCGCAAAGACGTCAAGGAATCCGACATCGTCAGGGAGTTCATCCGAGCCGCTGTCCTCGAAGGCAGACGCATCCCGCGCATGACGCCCGACATGGAAGAAGCTCAAGCGTCCGAAGCCGAGTTCCGGCGCCAGTCGAAGGAAAACCTCGACGCGCTGAAAGCTGACATCGAGCCGGAGGACGCGGATGCGGTCGAAGATCACTGAGAACTTCAGCCACGACTCGGACGGCAACCCGACAGGCGGCGACACCCACGGCTGCGGCTTCCACATCCGCTGGCAGGACGGGCCGCTGAACGTCAACGGTGAACGCTCGGAGCCAAACGGCGCCTTTGTTGAGACCGTCATCGCGGCGTGCGCCGGGCGGATCGACTTCTACCAGCACTCCAAGTTCAATTCTCCCCACAACGCCAAGGCCCTCCTGCACCTAGGGCTGGCGCTTGAGGCCCTGGACAATCGCACTCGTGATCGTGAACGGCGGGGCGTCGAGGGAACGCACCAGGTCTGACCATGCTGCTTGACGACCGGCGGATCGACGCCTTCATCGCAGCGCAGTACCAGATCCTCCGCGACACCTACACGGCGTCGTGGCAGCGCGGCAAGCAGAACTACGTCTCCGAGGCGAAGGCCAAGGGCAAGAAGGTCTACGAGGCCGAGCGCGTCGAGATGGCATCGTTCCCGCTGCTCGAAGACGCCCTGGTCACGAGCCACCCAAACCTCACGCGGGCCGGAATGGCAGCGGCTCTCATCGCGGCTCGGAAGAAACTCGCTCGCGCACGCAAGGCCCAAGCCGCCATAGCGGCAGCGGTAACAGCAGCCGAACACTCAGCGCAACTCGCAGGCGTCAGTGCCTACACCACGCCGGTCACACCACCGACTCCAACCACTCAGCCCGGCCGGTTGTCGCAGATGCTCACACACCCGAGCGGCGGTTTGATGATGGCCGCGATGGGCGCTGCCTTGGTTTCCTTGGCCTCGATGCGCAGCCAACTTCAGACGATCTCGCGGGCCGACGACACGACAGGGCTTAGCACCTTCCTCGGGTCGGCACAGTCACGGCTCGACGGCGGTTCTGCGATTGCCTGGTCGGGTGAGCAGAACGGATACGCACAGGCAGCGGATGCCAGCGGAGACCTTCTCAGGTGGGTGACTGAAGGCGACGACCGAGTCTGCGAGGATTGCCAGGCGTACGGCGACATGGATCCGATGCCGCTTGGCATGTGGCCGACCTCACCAGGCTCGGGACAGACCGAGTGCTCACTGGGTTGCAGGTGTTCGTTCGACACGGAAGAGATGCCCGAGTCGGGTCAAGACGTCGGGACGTTCGGTGACGTGCTCGCCCAAGACACACCCGCTCAGCCACCGAGCTGGCAGAACCCGTGGTCCGAGTCTGATCGCCAAGCACTCGCCGTGAGGTTGCGATGCCTGGCAAGGCCGAACGATCAGACCGAGCTCTAGACCGCAGAGCCCTCAACGTTGCCAACCAGTCGCATCTGTGAATCTTCCGCGTCGAGATTCCCGCAGGCCGTCTTCCAGTAGCTTTGCTTGAGTTCGCAGCCGACAAACTTGCGACCAAACCTCACAGCGATGACGCCCTCAGACCCGATGCCAGCGAAAGGCGACAGCACTGTCTCCCCGCGATTGCTCCACAGACGCACGCATCGCTCGATCAACGGGAGTTGAAGCGGGCAGATGTGCTTCTCGTCGCCATCATCGCGCGCCGAGCGCATGTTCAGGGTGTCGGTCTCGCGGATGTCGTACCAGACCGGCCGGGCCCACTCGATCCATGTCTCATTGTCGACGTCAGTGTCGATCCTGACTTGGTTATCTCCCGGCGCACGAAACACGATCAGATAATCGGCGAGTGCCGGTCGTGATGATGCACTGTCGCGGTGAAGCGTCTGGAACATCAGCGCTTGCGCCTTGGTGCGGATGGCCTGGGCTTGCGGGTCTTTGTCGACCGTCACCTCGCCGTGGTAGATCCATCCCTCTGCCTGATGTGCAGCGATCACTTGTCCACGGAAGTCCGTCATGCCGATGATCCCGTGCGTCGCCTTTGTGGTCGTGAGCTGCTGGACGTGCACGCAGGACAGGCGCCCCGGCTTCGTAACGCGCAACACATCCCTGATAACGAATCGGTAGTGCTCGAAGAACTCATCACGATCGAAGCTGTTGCCAAGGTCTCGCGGCGATGGGCTGTAGGTAAACAGGCTGGCGAACGGCGGCGAGTAGACCGACAGGTCCACGGATCGATCGGGGATCTCTGCAAGCCGCTCGCACGAGTCGCCGAGCATGAGGCTCCAGTTCTCGCCCGATGCCTCATCGGTCACGTAGTCGTCAGACATTCGCTCTCTCCAGTCGCGATTCGTTCATGTGGTGGATCAACCGATCGGTCACTCGGTCCGCGTCAAGTTCCTTGCGATTCACGTTGACCACGATCTGGGACTCAAGTCCACTGACCACGATGTGTGCATCGACGGGCTCTGTCTGGCCAAACCGCCAACATCTACGGATGGCCTGGTAGTACGCCTCATAGCTGTCCGAGAGCCCGAGAAACACCATCTGGTGAGCGTTCTGGAAGTTCATCCCGAACCCCGCGATCGACGTCTTGGTGACAAGGACACGGATCTCTCCGTCCTGGAACGATTCGAGCGCTTCGGCTTTGTCATCCGGCGCCCATGAACCCTCGACGTTTACGGCTCCATCCACAACCCTGGTGATCGCGTCGGCCTCACTGTTCAGCCCGCACCATACGATCCACTGACCTGGTCGGGATGCAAGCTCAGCCGCTCGCTCAACGCGCGACGACAGGGTCTCACGCCGGACGTGGGCCCGACCGCCGACGCCACCGAGATCCGTGGCAAACAACTGGCCGACAGACTCGACCGTCACGTCAACGAGCTGCGGGATGATCCGAAGTTCTGGCAGCACGTAGCCGTCGTTTGAGTAGCCGATGTCAGACGGCCGGCGCATCGCCATTGCCCACGATGCCATCCACCTGAACATCGGATCGGCAGCGTGCCCCTTGAGCCGCCACTCCTTCTCATCGTTGACAAAGTACGCCGCCAACATTTCGGCGCGGCTCATCACCCCGAGGAACTCCGCGTGGTTTGTCAGCTCGGCCACGTCGTTCGGGCCCGGGGTAGCGGAGCACGCGAGCCGACGTGGGACGACCCGGAACTGATCGGTCAGCGCGCGGCGTGTCTTTCCGTCGACGTTCTTGAGGATGCTCGACTCATCGAGCACGACAGCACCGAACAGCGTCGGATCGAACTTGTGCGCCATCTCGTAGTTGGTGATCCACAGCCCATCACCGTCAACCTCCGACCCGTCTCGGACGTAGTTGACCTCTAGGCCGATCTTGCGCGCCTCGCGCACGGTCTGACGAGCAACCGACAACGGAGCGAGAATCAGAGAGTTATCGGCAGACAGACGCGCCCATTCAAGCTGCGCGAAGGTCTTGCCAAGACCGCAGTCCCACCACAATGCGCCACGTCCAATACCGCACGCCCACACGACACCCTCGGCCTGCCAGTCGTAGAGCAGCGGGTGAACGTCGGAGACGTCCACATCAATGCCAGCACGTTGAGCGCGCTTGCGCTTGGTCTCAAGGAACTCTGCGTACTTCATCGGCGGCCGCTCCGTGGGTGGTGTCCCTCAACCATATCAGAACTCCGATCTCCCGAGCGCGCCTGACTCGTATTCGTACCTCTTGGGCACCAGCGTCTGGTCGGCCCGCTTGCCGATCGCCTTTGCTCCCTTTGGTGGGAAGATAACCACGAGCCCGTAAGAAAGTCCGTCGAGGTAATGGTCGTAGAGACCATCTTTCGCGTACGTTTCCTTGGGTTGGTCGTCGTTCTTGGAGACCGTTTCCCACAGCGCGCGCTCCATCGCCTCGATCACCATCGAGCAGGAGTGGTGGAAAAACAGACGGCCTTCGCGGAGCAGCGTCTTCATCAGCATCACCCGGTCGGCGGGGGTGACGATCTTGTACTGCGACTTGATCCCGGCGTTGGCGAGAATCTGCATGTCCGGCACACCGACGCTCGTACGAGCCCGACCGGCCGGATCAACACCTGACCGGATCTTGGAGGTAGGCAGGTGCAGCCTACGTTCGACTGCGAGGATACCTTGAGCTAACTCGGTGGTGGTCATCTCCTGAGCATCAAGCTCTGCGAACACGACAGCTGTGCGTTTCTGCTCGACACGGATCCAGAGACACGGGCTGAAGTGAAAGCCGAAGTCGATCCCTCTCCAAACCGGCCACACCTCGCAACCATCGGGAACCTGCTCGCCGCCGATGACCATAGATTCCCTGTCCCACTCGTCACCGAACACCTCCAGGCCGGACGTCGAGAACGCTTCCTGCGGCGTCTCGGGGTACTCGCGCTTGAGCAACCGAATGCCGCCGTCCTTGCGGCTCACGGCCCGGTAGTTCTTTACCTGCTGGGCGTACCACTCCTGGGTCCTGTCAGGGTGCGCCATCCACGGCAGGAACGTCGCATGCAGCTCGTTGACGCCATCGACTGCGTCCCGCCACATGCGTGCGAACTGGCCGTGGTAACCCTGCGCCGTAGCGATGCCGATGAGCTGCCCGCCTGCCGAGAGGGTTGGTTCGATCGAGGCCCAGAGCTGCTCGGTCCACCTCAGCTTCGCCCACTCGTCGAGGATGATCAGCGATGACGTCATGCCCGAGCCGGAATGCTCCGTGGTTGGCAGGCTGATGATCCGCGAGTCCATCTCGCCGAACTCCAGCACGCGCGTGTTGTCAGTCGTCGCCGCCGCCTGAAGCCATGGCGGAAGCCGGTCATGAATGTATTTGACTCGTGCCAACAGCTCCTGGGCGGCTTCGAGGTTGCGGTTCAGGATCAGGACCGTGCGGCCCCGGTTGCAGTTGGTCAGCCACAGCCCATAGGCAAGAGCCAGCCACGACAAGCCCAACTGCCGGGCTTTCAGGATGATGTTCATGCGGTAACGCTCGAAGCTGTCGAGCACTGGCACCTGGGATTCCCACAGCTCGAATGGGATCGACACGCCACCCTGTGCCGGACGAATCCGGCAGTAGCCGCTGATGAACACCCGAGGGTCCATGAACGCCTCGTTGATCTCTTCCCACGGTGGCCAGCCTGGACGCTGCGCTGGCGCAATCAGGGTGCTCACTCTGGGTTCTCATCCTCGCGGCTCATGGGGTTCTCAGCCTCGATCGCGTTCCGGCGTGATCGCAACTCGGCAAGCATCTGCTGCCTGACCTCATAGCTGAGATCAGCCGGGGAGCCTTCACCCAACAGCCAGCCGAGCGTGTCACTCGCACCGACGAGCAGTTTGTCCGGCGCGTCCGTACCGGCCTGCCTGGCGATGCGTTCGGTGGCCTTGATCACGAGCTCTGCCGCCGCGCGGTCTCCTGACAACGCCCTCGGGCCGTACTCAAGCAACAACGCGGACATCAGCCCATCGATCTCGGGAAGAGTTCTCGGAGCCGGTGCGAATGCATACGCCTGGTCGAAGAGACGGTTCGCAACCTCAGCGGCGCGCAACGCCTCGATGGGTGTGAGTTCCCTGTCCAGGTTGTCGAGCGCTCCAAAGGCTTTCTCGACCATCGTGTTCGCCAGGTCTCGCAACTGCCGCGCCGTCTCGACCCGATGGCTGACCGTCGCCTCTCGCACCCGCTTGTCCTGGTACAGGTCCCATGCCTTGGCACGCTCGATCCACTCATGCTCAGCGGACCAGTCGTTCCACGTCCCGTTGGGCTGCGACCTCCCGGTTTTCACCTTGAACGCGGCACGCACCGAACGCTCACTCGGAGGCAGGTCGCGGTATGCGGTGAATGCTTCGTAAGCCTTCGCCGATTCACCTTCGAGTGGGTCCCACGAGTCGCTCATACCCATAGGTTAGGGCATCACCCTTCGCTGCCAGGAAGCGTTCGCAGCTCAGCACGTACCGCAGCCCCGAGAGAACGCTCGACCTCGATCCGGGTGTTCAACGCGTACACGCTGGCCTTGAAGTGACGGGCCAGGGCTTCGGCGACCAGGGCGTCCTTCTCAAGCGGACCGGCGGCGATGCGAGCTAGGTGTTTCCTAATATCCATGGCGCCGGTCGCCTCGACAAACGCTTCCGACTCAGCCATGTTCGCCTTGTGGCGCTTCTGCGTGGCGTCGAGGTCTGCGACCTGGAGCTGGCGGACGGTGACCTCCAACTCCTGCGCGAGGCTTTGCAGAACGTGTGTGACGCGGTTGGCTGTCAGGGGAAGCGTGCTCACGAGTCGACCTGAAACCGGCAGACGCGCGTCCCATCCGAAAGCGTGGTGCTCTTGCCGCGGTACGAGTAGGTGGTCGTCGTCGGTGGGTCCGGCTCTTCCATCATCGTCTGGCTACGAGCCAAGTCAGTGAAGGCCAGCTTTGGATGGAACAGCCCGATCGAGATCTCCCGACCATCGAGAGGTCCACCGACCAACTGCGCGATGCACTTCGGTGCGTTGACTTCGCTCACGTCCGCCTCACGATCACGTTGTGGCTGCTGGTCAAGCGCTTGAGCGCGCGGTCGATGCCGACATGCTTCACCGCGGCGCCCTGCTCGGCGTACGTCGTGTGCGGGAGAAGATTTAGCTCGTGTGCGTCGAAGGCCGCATGATGCTCGATACACAACGGCACAATGTCATCCGGGTCGACAACAGGCCCGTCGTACTTGCGGCCGATCGTGTGTGCTGCCTGCACGTTCTCACGCGACCCGCAGACGCGGCATTCTCCTTCCAGCAGCAGCTTAGCCCGAACGGCCGTCCAGTCACGGGCTAGAGCCATCCGAAACGACCAGCCACGATGAGGACGGTCGCGAGGAACACCCACCACAGCAGCGCCAGGAGCCTGCTCTCGAACTCGCTCATCTCACCACGAGATCGTAGCGGGCCGGAGCCCTGCGGCGCGTGCTGAAGTGCTGGCCCAGGTCGTTGATGCGCGTGACGTCGTACTCATCTCCATCGCGCTTTTCCACGCCGCCCTCCTCGGTCATTGCGACTAGTTGGCGGTAGGTGTGCTCGTTACTCAGGCCCACCGCGTCTGAGACCTCCTGACAGGTCGCGGGCCCGGCGACTTCCAGGTAGTCAACGATCCGGTTCTTCCCCCCGCCGTCGATGTGGATCATCGGGGTTCGCGGATCTTCAGCGACACGCCATGTGCGCTTCTGGTCTCTCACGATGCGCTTACTGATCGCCAGCCGCTGAACCGCCGACTTGATGCGGCTGTACTCCATCCCGACGTGCTGCGCGATCTCCTGTGCTCCTTTCGGGCCGTCGATCAGCGCCACCATGACCGCGTACTGGTGAGTTCCGGGGATCAGACCCTTCAGCCCGAGAACAGGGGAGTGGGTCTCTCCGGCCGGGCCCATCGTGTTGTCGTCAAGCACGGCGCGCGCCTGCGGGCTCAGCTCCCGAGAGTACCTTCCCTGGTCGTGCCATCGGTTTTGGATCTCGTCCACCTGTCGCACCTTAGTGGACACCCAGTAGCCTCCTCAGCTCCTTTGAGATGGCGTACTCGCACTGGAAACACGTCTCGCCGCGGTTGAGCTTGGAGATCCTGTTTCCGCACCGGCACCTGCGGTTGCCATCCGCGTCCATGTAGCTCGTCGCAGTACCGCCTCCTGGGACCTCGCCGTTCAACGCCCGTCGGTCGCGATGCTCCGCACAGCGATGGGTTCGGATGATCTCGTCACGAGGGCGTGCGCTGCGGACGATCATCGTCACCTCTCCGCACCCCGGAACGACACATGGGACGTTGCGATGCTGGTGGCGGATGACGCCAGTGGTCATGCCGAAGCCTCCATGGCAGCGCGCAGGGCCCACGTCTGGTTGTTGGCGATCCCTAGCCGTTTGGGAACCTCGTCTGTCCTGATTAGATAGACGGAGGTTGCCTGCGCCCAGGACTCCATGCGAAGCCGGTCATTGGATGGCGGCGAACAGCACATCCGATCTCGGAGTGTGTCCCACATCTCGTCGGTGGACATCGGCGCGTAGCCGGTGCCGTGGCAAAACTCACACCGTGGCGATGCCGTCACCCAGCAGACCGGGCACGGCTTCTCCCAGGGCTTCACATCAACGCTTCTCCGGTTGGTGGTCACGAGAAAAGGTTTTCTGGAACTGGACGCCACTGCCGCTTCGGGCGCATGTGCGACTCGCGTCGTTCGGAGGTGACGTACCCGAGCGGAACCACCCACCCCAAGCGTTGGGCCTCTCTCATGATCGAACCAAGCGCCCGCCGCTCCCCATCTATGCCGTCCAGGAATGGCAATATCGAGTCGGTCGTGAAGTCTTGGCCACTCCGAACCAACTCTCGCAGGCCGTACCACGCCTGGTCTTTCCACCGATCAGACGTGAAGTTGAACGCCGCCTGTCCGGCGACGTGGCCGCGGTGGGTGGTCACGCCTCCACCTCCGCGTGCTTGCTCGTCATGTGCCGCGCGAGGTCTTGGAACGTGCGGTTGCAGTGCGGACACACCCCGGCATGGATTCGGTTCAGGATGCGCGTCTTGGCTGCCTTCTGGCCACGGAGCTGGTGCTCAGTGTGCGTCAGCAGATCGCGCGTCGCCTGCTCACGTTCACGCGCCCACTTCAAGCTGTCCTTCAGCCGCTGCGCTTCTGTAGTGCCGATGTAGTGCCACTTGTGCCCGTTGGGGCAGTAGATGGACCGACTGTGGTCTGACTGCGCCTCATTGTCGACGTCGACTGGATAAGCGTGGAGCACCCCACAATTCGGGCAGGTGTTGGTCGTGAGCTTCTGCGTGTAGATCAGCGTGGTCATCAGATCACTTTCACACGGATGGTGTGCGTCACCATGTCGCCCGCTTCCTTGTCTTCCTTGACGGTCCAACCACGACCCGCGACCTTCGCGTCGACGTCGACCGTGTTGCCCATGCCGTCGTCGATCGTCAGCGTCACGGTGTGCCCGAGTTTCATGCCCTGGATCAGCGGGTCCTTGCTGTCGATGTCAAAGCTCCCCGAGAACGCCAGCACGAAACCGGCGGTCGTCGTACCGTCGAGGTCGAGCACCATCTGGCTCTTCGCCATCGTAGTTGTCATCCCTGCTCCTGTTGTTTGCGTGCCTCGGCTTGCATCCTGCCTTCAGCCGCTCGCCGCTTCCTGAGCTTCTTCCTGAAACGCCCCTGCTTAAACAGGCGCCCTTCCCTCGCGACGCGTCGGATCTCAGATCTCGGTAACTCACCCATGGCTCTCCTTGCAGTCTCGGTGCGCAGCCAGGAAATCGGCGAACTGGTTTTGCGCGTCGGCGAAGTACAGGGTGCTCAGCGCGACCATGGTTAGGTTCCGCTCGCAGCCTCTACAGTTGGCGACGATGAAGATCGACGTCGGCTGAGCAACTTGTTTGCGGTCGTCAGGAATCAGGCGCCGTCCGGTTCGTCGAGGCAGTCACTCGTGCGCCCGCATTTCGAGCAGTAGGCCACCTTGAACGTGTTGAGGCTCCCAGGAAGATGCGCATCGATCGCCACCTGGCGTCCCCCGCAATCGAAACACCTGCCTACCGACTCGGCCGGTTCCATCCCCAGGTAAACCCTCGCCACGGCGTCAGAGACCCGGGGCGCGGAGAGTGCGTCGACGATCGCCATCCGTGGTTTACGCCGCCACCCGAACATCAGGCGGTCCTGTCTGCAAACGCCAACTCAAACGCCGCGGAGAAGTCGTGAGTCGCGTGATAGTCACCCGCGCACCCCATTGCCGCGTGATCGACGCTGACGCGCCCTGCCCACTGGTCGGCATCCAGATATGCCCACGTTCCGCATCCGGGGCACTCAAACTTCCACGAGTCGGCGAGCGACATCCCGCCAGGATCGACAAGCCGAAAGCGTCCAATCGGGGTCGTGACGATGCCCATCAGGCGTTTGCCGATTTGAGATATGCGCTCCACGGGTTTGGAATTAATGCTTTGCCCTCTCCTCCGCACACAAAACAAACGCATTGGAATCCGCTTTGGGACGGGTAGACCCCACCGTTACCGTGGCATCGAGCGCATAACACGTAGACGAGTTCGCCCATCACAGCCCTGCCGCTCTGGCCATGAGCACGACCACGACGCGGACCATCGCCAGGAAGGCGAGGCGAAAGTGGGTGTCAGTCATAACCTGCACCGGCCAATACGAGAGTCGCCGACCAGGTCTCCCATTCGCGAGATACCGCTCCAGAACCAGGGAACAGATCCACGAAGGTATCTTCGGGCCGCGCGCCCAGCCAAGCAAAGAGCCAGCGACAAAAGGCCGGTGGTTTACTGCCGGTGACATAGCCATCTGGCTTTGGTCTAAATGTGTATTGCTCTGGGGACACCGTGATGGTGTCGCGCAAATCACTGGCAGGAGGGCGGGCCCAGGAAACCACGACGGGCTCCCATCCGTAGATCCCTTCGCCCTTAAACGGCGGAGCAATAGGCTTGCACCACGCCAGCACACGCTGGGGCCCCGTAAGGGAAAGCACGCTCGCCAACGCCTTGTTCGACGTAGAGATTGCCCATCCGTCGTAATCGCGCTTTAGGCGTTCGATCAACTCAACGTGGTCGACTTCGCCCGCATAGTCGGGATGGGAGGAATAAAGACGGGCCGCTTGCCCAGGGTATGGGGGATCCGCGTAGGCGATTCTCATGATCCGGCCGCCGTCTTGGCAGCAGCGTTGGCAGCGAGCCGACTGAGACGCTCGGTGAAGGCGAGGCGAAAGTGGGTGTCGGTCATCGAGAGGCTCCGCGATTCATCCAGTGGCGCGCCAGGGCGTACAGCACCACGACAAGCACACACACGGCAAGCCATGTGCCGAGAACGATTCTGACCACCTCGGGCCACTGGTCGAGATAGATCACGACCCCACCTCTGCGCTGACATCAACATCCACGTCCACGAGAGTGATCCTGGCCGTAGCAAACTCTCCGTCCTTGCACCGCCAGACAACAGCCACGACGTCCGTAAGTTCCTTGCCGTCCACAAGAACGCGCGTTCCGAAGCCCGCGCCATTGCTCTCGATGCGGATGCGGCTCATAACCCGGCCACCGTCGCAGCAGCACCCTGCGCGGCGCAGGATCGATGGCGCCTACTCATGAGGATTCAATCGTAGTGAGAACATAGTCGTCTGTAGAGAGGTTGTGATGCCAACTCACCGCAGCGTGCGCGGTCGGCATCTCAGCCGGGACGGGGATCAGGTAGCGGCGGTACCGACGACCGGAAAGAGGCGATGATCCCGTCATCGCCTCGTAGCGAACCGCCCATTCCTCATCGAGCGCAGGGAGATCGGAGCCGATCGGCTCAGGACTGGCGTCCACGAGCTCGACCCAGCGGCAGCGAGAGACGCCCATGCCATCAAGCGGATCGGCATCCCACAACACGCCGTAGTCGTCGGATTGGATCGCAGTCGCGCCGAGGACCTCCATCATGCGCGCGTTGCCGATCCTCTCGGCCATGATGCGCCGCACCTCGGCGTTGGTCTCGCGCGAGATCTGCTCCGCGGTGATCGTCTCCGGCCGCATGACGATCTGCTCGGTGACCTGATTGCCACGGATGTGCCAGAGCGACCAGCCGTCACGCCAGGCGATCGACGGACCCGCATCGTTGTGGAGTTGGTGCGATCCCCAGCCGCGAGTTCGCGCAGGATCGACGAGCTCGCGATGAACCTCGTCTGGGCGCTCGCAGACCATCACAAAGTTGTGATGTGGCCACCACCAGCCGGCCGACTGGGCCTCCTCATATGCGAGGTTGCGATCCCAGAGATCGCCGTCGAGCTCCAGCCCGCAAACATCGCGGAAGTACGACATCCACGCTTGCCAGTTGCACCACCACTGGCCACCCATTCGGTAGTACCAGTGATTTAGGACAGCCTCGTCGACAGCCCCGTCGACAGCCCTGCGGACAGCCCTGCGGACAGCCTCGCCGACAGCCCCGCCGACAGCCCCGTCGACAGCCCTGCCGACAGCCCCGTCGACAGCCCCGCCGACAGCCCCGTCGACAGCCCCGCCGACAGCCCCGTCGACAGCCCTGCGGACAGCCTCGTCGACAGCCCCACCGACAGCCTCGCCGACAGCCTCGTCGACAGCCCTGCGGACAGCCTCGTCGACAG